AAGAAAGCGGCTGATTTTTGAGACAATAATCAAATGAAACTAATCCGAGTCACGGATACAGATGAGTTCATGGGGTGGGATGTTGGTGACATCTCTGATACTGCTTTAATCTTTGAACTTAAACACGCATGGAAAGATTATTTTAAGAAACACTCCTGTCCTTTAACTGTAGCGGCAGCAACGTTACATCCCGCAAGAGACTTTTGTAAACGAATAGGAATCCCATTTAGATTCTTCATTCGTTGCAGTATTCAAATCTTAGGGCAGTTTCCAAAGCCGTGGGAACTAAATCTTCGTTGGTTACAAGAAGAGATTGAAATCATTTGGCTTTCAATGAAGGATACGCTCATTCCCGTTATTCAAGAGACGGATGAAGCTCAAAAAATTTTGCGGTCTCATAAGAAAAGTGAAAAGCGTAATTTACATCATTCAAAATTTAGTGGATCATAGAGTTTATATGGGATCTGCTCAAGGAAAAATTCGTTCGACTAAAACTCGTCGAAAAAACGAGTAAAAAGCAAAGAAAGGTAATCAGAGTTGGTTTGGGAGAAAGCACTCTGAAGAATCTAAAGATAAAATGAAACAATCTAAACAAAAGGCGCATCGTGCAAATTCCAGACAACCAAATCGTTAGCGCGATCTTTATCGACAGATTCGCACCAGTTTTATTAGCTCGATTTCGTAGTGAATGGCTTGGCGCAAAAGAACTGCAGCTAATCTTCTCAGAAGCCCAACGCTATTTCACTCAATTCCGAGAAACTCCAACTAAAGAATCCCTTATGACCTTTATCAAGATCGAGGGAAGGGTTCCGACTAATCAATGTACTCAACTCGAGGAGATACTGTCATCACTGCCAATTGTATCCCAACCGGAATTTTTCGAGTTTGAGTTAAGCCATATTCTACAAGGTAAAGCATTGAGTAGTGCTTTACGAGATGCCATCCCCCTATATCAGGAGGAGAAGTTTGAAAATATTTTCGAGTTATTTGCGAGAGCGAAAGCCAGTGCAATTACCAAAAAAGAAGCTATTGGCTCGTTCTGGGATGATTGGGAGCAACGTGACGTTTCATTTCGCGGCGAACCAAGCCCCACGGGATTTACAACACTCGACTCAATTATGGGGGGAGGCTTGTATCCAGGTGAGTCAATGCTTACAATTGGTCTCAAGTCAACTGGCAAAACTTTCTTTGCCGTCTGGGTTGCTCGAGCTGCCTTAGTCTTTAATAAGTTTAACATCATCTATACGATGGAGATTTCCCGTTCAGACTTTTTAAAACGGCTTGACTGTTCAATTGTTGAAATGGATTTTGATGTCTATATGGATCACAAGGATGAGATTCGTGATCTCATTATGGCAAAAAGAGAGGAGCTCGAAGGTAATTTAATCGTCGTAGAATATCCTTCCGGCTATCCTACAGTGCCGATCATTGAGAACCAGACATTAGAGCTCGAACAGAAATACGGTCGTAAGGTTAATAGCGTTGTAATTGATTATGTTGACCTTTTAAAAGGAACGGTAGTAGGTGCTGAATCATCTGCTAGATTCGGTTTGATTTCTACTACAGTTGAACTTCGCGGAATGTGTGGAAAGAACGATTGGTCCGCGATAATCTTAACTCAGTCAAACGCAATGGGTAAGAAGAAACCTTTTATTGAGTCTGAGAATGCCGCTGAAGGTTACGGCAAGTCGTGGAGTAGTGACTTTGTCGTCAGCATTAATGAAGTTGTTGGCAGGCCAGATTTAAGAAGACTTTATATTGCTGACTCACGTCGAACTCAAAAGAAAGTTTCAATTTTATATGAAGTAGACTTTAGTAAGTCGATTTGGAAAGAATGTTCCGGGTTTTGAAATCCAACTAGAAGCCCTCCGAAGCAGGGGGAGTATTCACTAATTGTAAACTGGAATTAACTGTGAATCATCACCAACAATTCAAGACAACTGGCTCAAGGGAGATCCGTTTCAACTGCCCAATGTGTCCAAGCGGTGATTCGGGATATCATCTCTATTACAACCCCGTAAAGAGTGTTTTCTTTTGTTTACCTCCTTACTCTTTAGTGAGGTTAGCCCGAGGATTTTTTCCGATCGAGCAAGTAAAAATCGGCGATAAAGTCATCTCTTCAGATGGATTTCTGAGTAATGTAATTGATATTTGGAGTTCAAATTCTTCTAAGCCATTAGTAAGGGTAGTTCTTGAAAAAATGTCTGGACTGCCTTTAGAGTGTACGATTGATCATCCTATCTTTTGTATTAGAGATGGAGTTGAACAATATGTTGAAGCTGGTAAATTGCGTGAAAGTGACTATGTCTGTCTTTCCCATTTTTGTCATATAAAGGATCTCGAGGAAATTCAAATTGAAAGCTCCCGCTCCCGACTTTACAAGGATTCTTTAGGATCAGAATATGCAACAAAGGAAGGTGACACCCAAAAAAGAATTATTAAAGTCTCAAATGATTTTATGTATTTTTTAGGTTTATGGTTAGGCGACGGATTTTCAGCTAAAGGAAATGAAATTGGGATTTGTACTAGTCAAGAAAATGTTGATTTGATTTCATGTTTAGCTAAAAAAGTTTTGGGTAAATCATCCATTACTACAGGTAATGGAGCTCTATGTGTTCATGTTTGTGATACTTTTATCTCCCGCTTTTTCGTAAATCATTTTAGAGATTGTAACGGTGGTAAGTTTATACCTATTTGGATTTCACAATTACCAATCGAAAAACTGCGTCATTTATTAGCTGGATTAATAGATAGTGATGGCTCGAGTCAAAATGAGGGTCGGTTTGTAAGTTTACAACAAACCGAAAAAAATAAGCAGCTCCTGTTCGCAGCATTTGAGATTTTCCAAAAATGTGGGGTTCCAGTCTCACTTCAATTCACGAGAGATAAGTATATAAATCATTCAGACAGATGGAATTTGCAAATGTCAGTAAATTTTGTCGCTGATTTACCTTTAAGAATCAAGCAGGCGCAGTTGACGAAGTGGGAAGATAATGTTAAAAATTTTAAGCATCTCAAGCTTAAAGATTGTTTTGCGTACAAGGTTAAAACAGTAGAAGTTTTAAAACAAGTGTCCGGTTTGGTATATGATTTAACAGTCGAGGGTGACCCTTCGTTCGCAGCGCCGTTTGCGATAGTCCACAATTGTCATAGATGTCATTACAGTGGATATGGTTTTCCTCAACTCGTTAAGACTTCTCTGCCTTTAGTAACTCCTACCAAGGAAGTAAAAGCAAAAGACCTCGAGTGGCAACCCCTTCATTGGCCTCCGACTGGTATTCTCGAATCCACCGTTTGGGATTATTTACTTACAACTAGGGGAATCTCTGCGAATGTTATTGAACACTTTAAATTAGGTTGGACTCACAAGATTCCTTTAGCAGTAGTAATTCCATTAATTCAAGATGGAGATATTAGAGCATTACAAGTGAGATTTTTAAGTAGCCAAATGAAACCCAAGTATTTGAATTATGCCATTGGAGATAAACCAATGGTGAAGTCCGAGATGATATTTAATATTGATTCTGTTATTAAGGGTGTTAGTAAGTTATATATAATGGAAGGTGTCTTTGATGTAATGAAATCGGGTATCTGGAATGGTGTTTGTACTTTTGGAAAAATAATTTCATCTGCGCAGTTAGTAATAATTAATAAGATACCTAAAGAAAAACTCGTGTTATCATTTGATTTCGATGTTAAAATAAAAGAAATCATCGAATCAATTAAATCGTTGGAATCATTTGGAACCGTTTTTATTAAGAAAATTCCTGAAGGAAAGGATCCTGGAGATTTCGATCCCGATGCATTCGAACTACTGCCTGAAATTACAACACAAGAATATATGTTGGGGGTGCTCTAATGATCGCGATTATTGAAAAGGGAGTGTTAGGAAATCGGGATGGTGATCCGATCTATTCGATCGTCATTGATGACGAGACGGATACTGAAGTTAACTTTATGACGCAAATGCAAATCGATGGAACGTTATCAGATTTGGAAGAGGAGTTTGATTTTAATCCTGATCTGATTAAAGCATTGGAACGACTTCCAATTTATGGAAGTCTAGAAGTGCAAATTAAACTCGAATTGGATAACGTAAGATGACACCAAGAATAAGATTCCTAATCCACGAGTTCGCGAAGGCATTCCGCGATGGTCAAGATCCATTTAAGGATGACTTCCTTCACGCAAAGAAGGTTAATTCAGCTGAACTAGTTGCACTAAGAGAGTTCGCGGGAAATGTCTTTATGATTTATTTGAAACAATCAGGAGGCGTACCCGATGAGTCTGCCTAAAATGGCCTTTGAGGTTCCGAAGAAGAATCTCGCATTTGGAAGACAGTATGCAGATTACTTATTCGTCCTTGCACATTTAATGCACATTCAAGAATACCGAAGTGAAGTGTATTCGTGTCAAGATGCGGGAATGGATATCTATCTGGATAACTCTGCCTTTGAACTCAAAGAGTCGGTGAGCTTAGATTCTTATATTGGATTGATTCTCGAATTAAATCCAACAGTAGTTATCGTTCCTGATGCTATTGGTGATCTCGTTAAGACTCTAAAATTGACTCGACAGTTCTATGAAGGGGTTCCCGAACGATTCTTTCAAAAGTATAAGTTTATGATTGTACTTCAAGGGCAAGATAATCGAGAGAGAATGAAATGCTTTCATATCATTCGTTCTTTTGGTTATCCGTTTCATTTTGTTGGACTTCCAAGACATGCATGTCCAAATCGAGTTGAACTACTAAATGCGGTGAAGAGGTTCACAGGAAAGAAACCAATTCACTTCCTCGGGCTTCCAGATCCAAAAGAATTGAAGGGGATTGGAAATGCAATCGACTCGTTAGACACTTCTTGGGTTTCTAAGTATTCAATTGGTAAAGGTGCCAATGACTATTTAGACTTTGAGAATGATGAAATTAACGAGCAAAAATTTGTTGAAGGTTATAATATAATAAAAAACAGCTTCTGAAAGGGAAGTTTTATGTCAACGATTCCAGATTATGTAAAGAACCTGCTTCTGCAGAGTTCTCCTAACGCTATTGTACCTCCGCAAAAACCTGTAAGACCATTTAATGGATTAGCCTTTGTAGGCATTGCTCCAGGCTCAGATGAAGTTGAGCAAGGTCAAGTCTTCTGCGGCCCTTCTGGGCAGATCTTAAATAAGGCTCTTTACTTTTCTGGTATTGATAGAACTGAATGTTGGGTTGGAAATTTAATTCCTTGTAAACTCCCGGGTAATAGAACTCCATCGAAAGGTGAAGTTATGTTATTTCGTGGGCAGTTAATTCAAGCGTTGAAAGAAATTCAACCTAAAGTTATTGTCACGATGGGAGCTGAACCAACTAGAGCATTCTTTCCTGAGACTGATATTCAAATAATGACGATGCGATCTCACGTCTTAGAATGTCCAGAACTTCCTGGCGTTCAAATAATGCCAACAATTCATCCCTCGTATATCCTTCGCCAAAGTCTTTCTTTAGCAGCACTGTTAATAAACGACTTAATGATCTCAAAAGAGTTGTTACAAGGTAAGCCAAGATATCGTCCTTGGACTTATGAGTTTATTACAAGTCTTGAACAACTTGATTCTATCCTTACTGCGAATAAAGGAACATTAATGTTCCTTGATACGGAAGCTACAAGTACTAATCCGCATCAAGCTGAACTCTTCATGATTAGTTTTTGCTTTGCGGATAATATCGATAAGGGTTATTGCATTCATACTCCATCATTATATTACGATGGTTTAATGGGACCAGAAGAATTACTTGATGGAACAAGTCATCTAACACCAAGAGAAAAAGCTCTTGAGGTTTTCAAGAGACATAATTTCCAAACTGGAGTCTTTAACATGTTATATGACTATGTGTTATTGCAACGGTTTGGATATTCACCTGATGTCTATGTTGATCCAATGTATGCGTTTACGCTGATCGATGAGAACTGTCCTAAGAGCTTATCTAATCTTGGAAGCTTCTTCAGCGGTATTGGTCCATACACGATGGACTATACGTCGGTAGATATCGATCAATGGATTCCTTATGCAGCATGTGACGCTGTGAACTCAGCTCGAGTTTGGGAAGCAACGAAAAAACACTTTGAAGAACTCCCAAAGAAAAATCTACTGTTCAAATATTTAATGCCGTTGCTCAGAACCTTGGCGAAAGTTTCAATTAATGGTCTTGGAGTTAATCTTGAAAAGCTAGGAGAGGTTGACAAACATCTCTCGAGAGAGATTGGCAGTAAAGTTCATATGATGCAGCAAGCCGTTGGCTTTAGTTTCAATCATCGATCTAGTGATCAGCTCGCGAAGGTTTTTCAAAAGTTAGGAATTCCAATTCGTGGAAAGACTAAGACCGGTAAGCCGAGTTTTAATAAAGAGGTATTAAGTGGCTTATCAGAAAGATACCCATTCGTACAAACGCTCTTAGAAGTTAAGTCGATGGAGAAAATGCACTCTTCTTATGTGAAGAATATTCAGAACTATGTTGATTCTAATAATCGTGTTCATACGAACTTCGATATTAAGAAGACGGGTAGATTATCTGCAACTGAGCCAGCGTTACAGACTCTACCACGTAAGTCCATTATCTTGGAATTGTTCGCCGCGAAACCAAATCATACTTTAATTAAGTGTGACTTTAGCGCCGCTGAGTTGAGATGGATGGGATTCTTATCAGGTCAACACGAATGGTTAGATCCTACGATCGATATTCACGTGAACAATGCATCGTTCTTCTTTAAGGTTCCTCGTGAATCGGTTTCAAGTGAGATGAGAACGAAAGTAAAGTTTATTGCGTTTGGTAAAATTTATGGTTCGTCTGATTCTCTTCTCGCGAAGCAATTAAAAACATCTGAACATGAGGCGAAGAAGTTAAACGAAATATTCTTTAAGACCTTTCCTAAAGTCTATGAGTATATGGTTCGTACTGAGGAAAAGGTTAATGAGATTGGCACACTCCAAAACTGGTATGGTCTTGAAAGGCATTTCTTCTTTGATATGCAATTTGGCGCACCTGGTGATAGAGCTAGGGCGGTTCGTGAAGGATATAATTTTGGACCACAATCAACGGTAGCAATGTGGACGAATATGTCTTTGATGAAGGTACATAATTGGTTGGAAAAGAATATGCCCGAAGCGAAAGTCGTTCTCCAGATTCATGATGCTATAATCGTTGAATGTCCGAATGATTTGTTACCTAAAGCTATTAACGCGATCTGGCAAATTCTACGTAGACCAATCTGTAAGAAGACTGGATTCTTTCTCCCGGTTGATACTTCAATTGGTCCTGATCTCTTACATCAGGAGCTGATCATTCCCTTTTATGTACAAAATTTAGAAGAGATCGGAGGAGGCTTACAAAAGGCGTCATGAGATTAATTCTGGCAGTACTGTTACTGACACTTTTTAGCGGATGTACAACAGTCGCTTTACTGACTGTCGATCTATACGATGGATGCCGAGTACAATATGTTGTCGGAAAAGTTTCAAGTCCTTTTAGAACTGGAATGATTTGGTGCGATCGTTGGTATTACGATTCAGCAACACAGAAGTCGGCGCTCGTTCGATCTGATGCAACCAGAACAGATAGCGAAAAACCAAGTCTTCCAACAATTCCGGTGATACCTTTTTAAAGGATTGATTATGTTATCCGAACTTCATCGAATCTATGAAACGTGTTTCGCGTTAATCCTGGCGTCACATAATGCAAATATACTTATTACGCTTTTGAATTCGTTTTTTAATTTCGCTAACTTTATCATTACCATCGCGATAATCACATCGATCATTCGTTTTCATAGGAAGTCGGCAGTACGTGATGCGGATAAGGTTCATCGTATTGAAGAATTTAAAAGGATTGATTTCGAGAAACTAAGCAATATTTCGACGCAGTTGAATCGCATCGAAGATTATGTTAAAACTCGATATCCAGAAGATGAGAAGGAACTATGATAAATTTCGATGCTATACAATGGACGATACAATGGTGGACTAGCGTTGAAGCTTTACCTGCTAGGTCTATTGTAACCTTAGTTAATATGGGATTGAGTCTCGTCAATCTCTTAGTTATTATTTCCGTTATCATTACAATGAGGAAGTTTCGAAAAAGAGTTTCTGTACAAGATGCTAGTAGAATTGCATACCTTGAAGAGTTTAAAGTTTATGTGAAAAACTTTTTTACAAAGCTTGACTCCATGGCAGAACAGCTTGATCGAATCGAAAATAGACAGAGAGGTCAAAAATGTGGGTGCGGCTCGGAGAATGCAGAAGATGCGGACAATGCTGTCACTTAAAGAACTTATTAAAATCTTCTGTGCATCAAAGTGGAACACAATGTAGTCATCCTGATGCTGTCTGTAAACATCTTAAAATAGGTGTAGAGGGCGAAGAAGCTACATGTCTTATTTTTGGAAAACCAAATAGACCAATTGCATGTTCGCTACATCCTAGCAGTCCAGATTCGTTGACTCCGGGGTGCAGTTATACTTTTGTCTGGGTAATCGGGAGTTAAGACGTTATGACTACCTGCACTAGTTGTAGGAGATGCGTTTTTATTGTGGATGCTTGGACTACAGATGGTCAAAATACTTTATGTGAGAGAGCATTCACGTCTTGACAAAGACGATCAAATAAAAAAAACGTTTAAGGAATAAAATATGTTCACAATCAAACGCCGCGCTTCATTTGAGTATGCTCATCGCCTTTTAAACCATCCAGCTTTATGTCAGTACTTGCATGGTCATTCAGGGCATGCTGAAGTTGAAATTATGTCTAACGCCTTAGACGATCAGGGAATGGTGGAAGACTTTTCTGTATTGAAGAAAGCTATGAACGCCGTTCTTGATCAATGGGATCACGCAACTTTATTGCAAGCGACCGATCCATTAAAACCAATCTTCGATCTACACAATCAAAGAGTTTATACGTTCGAAGAGCCTCCTACTGCCGAAGTAATGTCAAGGACGCTTTTCAATAAACTACAAGATTTCTTTCCTGGTCGTGTGAAGAGAGTGACAATAAGTGAGACAGAGAACAATCAAGCGACTTTCGAGAGAGGAATTGATTCATGATCACTCAGGCAGAAATAATTGAAGTTCTCAAGATGCAATCGATCTTGAATGGTTCAATCTGTTTACTTATTGCATTGATAGGTCTTGCTGGATTGCTCGGCGCCTATACGATCATCAGAAATGGATTGCAGGTGGATGATGCGGACTCGAAACGATGGATGACTTCCTTGGGCATTACTTTAGGAATTATCTCCTTAGCAGGTTTCTGTGTCTTCTTTTGGATGGGATTAACTCGCGTAGCTAATCCTGGAATGGCAGCGATTGACTTTATCGTTCGTACAGCTCAAGGCAAGTTGTTCTAAAGATTTGGAGAGCGACCTCCTGCCGGTACAAGCGAGCCCGCCGGTTACTTTGACTCCCACTTCACGAGTGTTCAAGGCTCTCCAAAAATTCCCATGACCAACACTCGTGAAGGGGCTCGCACTTAACTATGGCCACATTCGTTGAATTATATTTAGATGGTAAAGTTGAATTAGAAGACATCGATCGGTTCATCGAAGTGTGGTATTCGGATCGTCTTGAAGAAAGATCACTCCATGAATTTTTAGGATTGACAGAGAAAGAGTACGACCAATGGGTAGAAAACCCGAACGTATTTCGAGTACTAAGAGCTGTAAACCCGGAACAACAGCCAAGGCACAAAAGAAGCGCATCAAAGTAAGTTCTGCTAAAGCTAAGGGTAGAAATCTGCAGCATTGGGCTTGTCAGAAGATTAGTGATCTTACTGGACTACCGTGGGGGAAAGACGAACATATTGCATCCCGTGAAGGTGGTCAATCAGGCGTTGATGTTAAGTTAATTGGTAAAGCGAGAAAGTTATTTCCATTTAGCGTGGAATGTAAGAATCATAAGACGTGGCGTATAAAAGAATGGATCGAACAAGCTATTTCAAATTGTATGCCAGAAACTTACTGGTTGCTTATTTTGAGAAAGTCAGATAAAATTAAAAAGAATAGAATTGAAAATATTGTAGTCATGGATGCAAACGATTTTTTCGAATTGATTTCTCGCCTCGGGGGTTTTGAGGATAAGTAATGAGTTTATCTGAACCGATTATTACACTCGATCACTCAAATAAACATAGAGTCTATATTTATTCAAGAAACGCGAGCGATGGGATGGAAAGTATTTCTAGATTTAAAAACGCATGAAACCCAATCCACTACAATTCAAGTTATAGATTGGGTAGGGAAAAGTAGAATAGATTTAATGACAGTCGTATATACTCCTGAAACAAGAATAAATATTAAGCACAAGAGATATGCCAAAGAACTCGCAGTTAAAACATTAACGACCTCATCAATGATAGAAGAGAAATCATTTAAGAATCGGGTATCGAAAGTCCACGCAGCTAATTTTGATGGCATCGTTTGTCCAGCAATTGCTGCATTGTAGACAAGAGAAGTTTTTCCTGGCGCTACTTGAAGAAAATCCACGATCGAAATATTCTACTGAACAGCTAAAATTTCATCTCGACAGGCTGCAAAAAGGACATCGCACATGGAAAATTCAACCGAAGTTCTAATGGGCTTTGATGCAAAGTCAGCTTTGGCGGAGATTCGCGCGGACGAGAAACCAAGACGTGGGAGAAAGAAAGGAAGTCGAAATAAACGCGAGACGAAGTTTTCAAGTGATGCAAACGAAACAAAGAGAGAGTTAATCAGGAAGATCGAACTAATCTACAAACAGTTTTCGTTTGAACGTAGTGAAGAGTCTCCATTAACTAATTTCTCCGAAAGAGATTTGCAGGTTCACTTTAATCGTTTACAATGGGGTCAGAATTCTATAACAAAAGGTGTATGCGTTCTCGAACCTGAGCAGATACCTGAGAATGGATTCTACTGTAATTGTCCTCCATTCCATAAAATCTGGACTAATGCATTTTACTGTCAAATGAGAATTGTATATCCAAGTCTCTATCCTGGATGTACTTCATGCGAGAGGTGGAGGGAACATGAAGAAGATAGTTCCAGTGCCTGATGGTTTTTCGGTTGATATCCCAGATTTTAATCTGGTGTTCAATGTATCACCATTTCCAGTTATCAAACCCGTTGTACTAACTGAAACTCCCTACGAAGTAGAAGATCACTTAGTATGGGTTCATATGAATAATAAACTTTACGGACTCTTTGATCGTAAAGTGTTAAATAAACATCGCTGCCCTACTTGTGGACAAGAGTGGCATTATGAAGGAGAGATATCGTGAAACCAGTAATCGTTGATGATGCTCGTGACTTGCCCGAGGCATGGATGAATCTTCTCAGAGCAATCTTTACACAAGGAAGAGAATATGAAGTTATCGAAGGCTCTCGTGCGGGGGAACGTCGCAAAACTATTGACGGTCTTGGATATATTGTGCATCCGGATCATCGTCCTCTCGCACCGATGCCTAGGGCTGGGCTCGCAACGCCAACTTCTATTGACGGCATCCAAGAATATTTCAACGATTATCTCGTTCGAGAAGATGGACCTCCAGGGTCAAAAGCTCATTACGTCTATGGTAAATGGATCGCTCCCATGATTGAATGGTCTGCCAAATATCTTGCAAATTGGGGACCTGGTCAAGCTCATTGTTGTATTAGAGTAGGAGATGCTTGTGATGCAAAGCAGTACGATACTGACTATAAGGTTCAGTGTCCTTGGTGTATTGAAGCTAAACCAAATCCAGAGTGCATGCTTTGCAGGGGAACTGGTTTTATGAAAGATGAGACCAAACGAATTACGACTCCATGTTTGGTGAATATGTCATTGCAAATCGTTCCACATACTGATGGAAACTTTTATCTCAAGCATCATATCACTTATCGTTCATGGGATGCCTTTAATGGTTGGCCTGAGAATATGGGTGGATTTCAATTAGTTAAAGAAACTATCTATGATTTGATGCATCAATTCGAGCCCTTTGAGTGGTTGCCCAAAAACGCTAAGTTTCTCAACGGTCCTGCTACATGGAGATGTTGGGATGTGCATGTATACTCTGCGGATTATGATGCTGCCAAAGCTTGGATTGGAATGTAGAGTTTCTGAAGAATTACGACAAGATAACTAAGAGAGGACCGCATGACTGTCGAACTTGTTAAAGCTTACTTAAAGCGCCACATACACTTTGGAGAGTTTGAATTACACTCGGGAGTAGTGACAAATTACTATATCGATATCCGTCCTCTCTTTCTCGATTCCTTGATCACTTATGACACTGCAATGATGATGTTTACAAAGTTGAATCCTGATATTCAATTCATCGCTGGAGTCGAAAAAAGCGGTTTCATTATCGTTCCAAGTTTGATCGCGATTTGTCATCATCGTCCTTTGAAGGGAGTTCTTGTTCGTAAGATTCCAAAGATGCATGGACTCTGTCGAATGGTCGAAGGAGATAGAATTCCTCTAGGAAGTAAGATGGCAATCGTAGATGATATCATTACAACTGGTGCATCGCTAAGGTTTGCTACTAGAGCAGTTGAAGAAGAGTATGGCGCTGAGGTTGTACAGTGGCTTACTTTAGTCGATAGAACTGAAGGAAAGGTTAAGACGCCCGTTCCATTAGTATCAGTATTTAAGGCTGAGGACTTATTGGCAAGCTAATGGCTTATGCTAAAGATTATCGGTTGTTGAGGGCTTATTCCCTTGTACGAAATGGTCAACAATTTTTTGTGTATGTTGATCAATACGATGAGTTTGATGAGTGGTGTTTGGAGGAGTTTGACTTTCAAGATGATGTTGAAGTTATTGAGTCGGACGATAGTCTCACAAAGTTTTTCAATGAATGCAAAATAGGGTTTGAGTGCTAATGAACTATCAGGATTTACCTCAGGAGTTAAGATACACTTTTACAGAGATGGAAAAGAGGGGTGGAGGTATTTGTCCTTACTGTCATGGAAAAGCAATTGTTGGTGAAGGTGGAAAAGTCTATTGTAGTCAAGAGTCTTGTAGCCACGTCATGCAACAAAATGGTGAACAATAAAGGTTACTTCTAACAAATTAGGAGTCGGATACTTCCACGGAGGATGACTTCTAATGAAAAATGTAAGATTTGGTTGGCGTCGGGATCTTCCCGACTTTCGTGATTATCGAGTTGATCATCCCGAAATTCTTAAAACTCTTCAAGATACGAATACTCCCTGTCCAGTTCAGAATGCCGATTCAACATCGGCTATTACTAAAGTAGATCTTCGTAAGTGGTGTTCGCCGATTGAAGATCAAGGTGATCTCGGATCCTGTACAGCAAACGCTGGAGTTGGTCTCGTCGAATTTTTCGAACGCAAAGCTTCTAATAATCAAAAGTATATCAACCTTTCAAGATTGTTTCTTTATAAGGTGACTCGTACTTTCGGAAACATTAAAGGTGATAACGGCGCATCTTTGAGAGAAACTCTCGGTGCGTTGGTTTTGTTTGGGGTTCCACCTGAAGACTATTGGACCTATGATATCAGTAAGTTCGATGACGAGCCGTCAGCATTTTGTTACGCCTTTGCGCAAAACTTTAAGTCTATTAAGTACTTACGATTGGATGCTGCGGACAAGACACAGACATCAACGCTCACGAACGTTAAGGCTTATTTGAAAGCCGGGTTTCCCAGTATCTTCGGGTTCTCGGTTTATAAGAGCATTGACGATGCAGATACAACTGGGAAGATTCCTTTTCCTGCATCGCAAGAAAGCTTCATGGGTGGTCATGCTGTCATGGCAGTTGGTTATGACGATACAATGGTTATTACCAATCCGCGTGATAAGACCGCTCGCACGGGAGCTTTGATCATCCGGAATTCTTGGGGAACTACTTGGGGTGAAAAAGGTTATGGATATCTTCCATATGATTATATCCTCCAAGGGCTTGCTGATGACTTCTGGACAGTACTCAGCCAAAGCTGGGTTGACATTACTCAGTTTGCTGGCTAAGAGAGGTGATTGATGATTAAAGAGTGGATGGGTTTTATTATTGCTTGTATCACAATGGTAGGTGGTTTCTACGCCCTAGTCTACCTACCAGATGCAAAAGTTGGTGTTGTGACTCCACTCATGACTTTCATTCTTGGCTACTACTTTGGTAGTTCACCAGGTTCTCATAATAAAGATCAAACAATTAGTAATCTCGCGATGACTCATTTGAAACAAGTTCCAATGCTCACAAAGCCTCACCCGAATTGTGATCCTGATCTGGAAGAGAAACCGGAGCTACCGACATCATGATGAAGTGGAATTGGCATGAGAAACATTCCGCTGGATTAACCTTTGGGCAACGTTTCGCAGATAAGACTGCACAGTTAATGGGCTCATGGGCTTTTATAATTGTGCAGTCTATTTTTGTGATTGGTTGGATGTCATTAAATTTCGTTGCGTGGATTGTGAAGTGGGATCCTTATCCGTTTATCTTGTTGAATCTCGTCTTCTCTATACAGGCAGCCTATGCAGCTCCAATAATCATGATGGCGCAGAATCGTCAGAATGAACGTGATCGAGTTCAAGCGGAAGCTGACTACGCTACAGATCAAAGAGTTGACCAGGAAGTTGGTGAAATACAGAAAACTTTAATGGAAGTGAAGCAAATTGTTGAGTCAATAGAAAAAAAGATAACTCCTCAATAATGAAACTAGTTTGCGTAACCGCCATATGCGGAGGATACGATAAGATAATAGATGTACATCCTCGTTCTGATGATGTGCAATATATTTGTTTTACTGATAATCCTGATCTTAAATCTGACCTGTGGGAGATACGTCCTGCCTTTAATGGTTTTGCTGGAAGGTGGGATGCTAATATTCGAAATGCAAAACATCATAAAGTAATGATCCATGCCTGGGTTGATTGTGAGATTAGTTTATGGCTAGACTCTAATATAACGCTGTTTAAGCCGCCGACCCAATTAGTTGAACAGTACCTGCAAGACTGCGACATTTGTACTTTTACTCATTGGGGAAGGCAATGCATTTATCAAGAAGCGGATACGTGCTCTCAACTAGGTTTAGACGATCCTGAAATCATTCGAAAGCAAATGGAAAAGTATCGCATCGAAGGTTATCCAGAAATGAATGGTCTTAATGCGGGTGGATTTATTTTAAGAAGACATACCAAAGAAGTAGCTGAGTTCAATCGCTTTTGGTGGGATCAAATTAATCAGTATTCCAAACGAGATCAATTGAGTTTAAATTATTGTATTTGGAAAACTGGAATTAAGATGGGAACCTTCTGCCCATATCCTGGAAATGATTTCATGGGAATCAGAGTACACGGCACGTGAAAATTTTAATCCTCGCTGATATTCCTGGATGGATCGTAGATCGTATTACGGATCGTATGATTGAAGGAATCGATTTTCAATTTACGAAAGAGTATTACGCGAGCATTCCGTCTGAGCGTCTTGTAGAGTTAGCGAATCAACATGACCTTGTTCACTATAATAATTGGGATATTCAATATCACTTGAACGTTCTCGATCAAATAAAAGTACCATTCTTGATGTCTATTCGTTCTTTTAGATATCCCCCTTACGTTAGAGACTTAGCAAGTAAACTTCATATTCATGTAATCCATATGGCTCTAAAGGATGTTTTTATAGACTCGCATTATATTCCAGATGGAATCTTCGATCAGTTTATTCCAGATCACGATTTCGTAGTGGGCTATGCGGGAAAGCCAAGTGACTATAAAGGCTTTCCAATGATTGTTCAAGCGTGTTCTGAACTTGGAGTAAAGTTTAAACCCGCCACTGGCGATATTAAAGCTGAAGACATGTACGACTATTATAAATCAATTGACCTTCTGGTATCCGCTTCGTATGCAGAAGGCTTCTGCGCTCCAGTAATGGAATGCTTAGCAATGAATAAGCCAGTGATAACAACTGATGTTGGCGCAGCGAGGTTTTTAAACGTACACAAGATTGAAAGATCGGTTGAAGGAATTAAACAAGGTATTCAAAAATTTTATACGCGAGACCAAGTAATACCAAAATTTGCGTGGTCAAATATTTGTGATCAGTTCAAAAATCTCTATATTGAATTAAAGGACAGAGCATTAAATAGACTTTAGAAACGAGAAACCGATTGTAGCGGAAAGAGTTACTCAAATTTCTGCCAAGATTCGCGATGAATTATATGTGTAATCTATTTGTGAAAGACTTGGAACTTGGTTCACTACTTGTATAGGAAGGAGAGATAATGATCATTCGCAATGATGACGTATCGGTTGATACTCAGATGTCAGACTTTTATAAGTTTTGTGAAATCTGTGACCGACGTGGATTTAAAATTCTTCAAGGAATAACCATTTGTGGAGAGACTCATAAGATTGATTATCGAATGGATAACAATCAAATTAAGTCTCTCGGCTCCGGTCGTCAGATCTTTGAGCATACTGAACTTATCGATTACCTAGTACAGCGGAATGATTTAATCGCTGTTCATGGATTATGGCATACTCACGAGGTAACCGAGAAAGAAATCGAGTCAGCTAAGCGAATGTTAACAAGGGTATTAAAACCAACATACTTTATACCTCCTTTTAATGAGGGCGATTATCCAAATGAAATATGTGGATTGCAAGTTTCGTCGAAAGACGCTCAAAATATTGAACACTATTTTCAAACCACAGATATTCCAACAACTGAAATCGCTTATACCCATTTTTGGAGATATGGAAGATGGTATCCTTGGGAGACTCTGGAAAAAACCTTAGATCGTATTGTCGAGAAGATGATCCAGAGTTAGACTTCAAGACTGTTCAACCTGAAGCGGTTGGATTAGATCCCACAGAATGTTTTCGTTCATCACCTTCCGGCGATGAATTTCTTAGACATTTTATCCAGTCTCTAAATATCACTGATCAAGATTCGATCTTAGATATTGGATGTGGAAAAGGAAGTGCGATGTGTATTATGCGTGAATTTCCTTTTGCACGAATAATGGGAGTAGAGATTTCCGAACAACTTGCTGAGATCGCAAAACATAATTTCGAGACTTTACATTCCAAAAGATGTATCGTCCACGTTGGTAATGCAGCGAGGTTTTCATTGTATAACTTATTTAATTACTACTATCTATACAATCCATTTCCATGTCATGTAATGACACAAGTTATAACAAAGATTAATCAGACTACCGCAATGTCAAGTCGTGAACGTTTCATCATCTATAATAATCCGGTGTGCCATGATGAAATCATAAAAGGAGGTTGGTTTAAAATTAAGGAAGTTCCAACTAAATGGAGCTTGCGAATTTTTATTTATTCCAACAGGAGCCCGAAATGATTGTTTCAACGGATGAAGCACTTGAACTAATGAAGGAGAAGGATCTACAACCGGTGAGTGACATTTGGCACTACTCGTTTAATATCGAGCAGTACTATGAGTACTTCGACTTCTTACAAGATGATCATGCTTCATTTTTAATTGCGCCAAAGAAGTTACACCAGTGGGCGCCATTACCCATTTTTACTAATAAGCCGGATGATGAAAATTTAACTCGAGCTTGGAAAGGAACGAATCGATTTTGGTTTTGCAGGCTCACAACATTTGACGATTTTTTAAATCGTCGCAGTACTATGAGTCGAATGCCGCGAAAGCATTTTCCCACTTTGCAAACTTTCCCAAAGAAGGATGCTTACTTGCAAGGCAAGTTATCAATTGAATTTCTTGACATCCCGACTTTTCAAGAAATTTATGACAATTTAAAAAGGGAAGAACACATCAGTGGTAAAGAGGTTTTGGATTCTCTTTTTCGATCAAACATTGGTACTCCTCATGACTGGTTCAAGATGATGACATTGGAAGTCAAGAAAAGTATCGTGGGGGTGGGTCTTCTAGTCGATGACGGTCGTAGTCAATCTTTAATCAACTTAGCTACCATAATTGATTTAAATCGGTATGGCTTATATATGTTAACCTTGTGGATTAAAGAATGCTGCGCGGTACGATATAAATCCGTTGATGCAGGAATCAGTGGCACATACGGAATCTATAAAGATCAAATCTTTATAGATTCCGTATTCGAAAGATTGCCGTACAAAATAAACCTTTGAGGTGACTGTAAATGGATAGATGGGATTTAATTAACTATTTAATCGAAACTTTTGGGTACAAAACTTATCTGGAGATTGGAGTCTACGATCCCAAAAATAATTTCGATAAGATTAAAGCTGAAGTGAAACATGGAGTAGATCCTGACCCAGCAGGACCTGTCTCCCACAAAATGAAAGCCGATGACTTCTTCGCTCAGAATAAGGATAAGTATGATCTTATCTTTATTGATGGATTTCATGTAGATGAGCAGGTGTGTAAAGACGTTGCGAACTCTCTCGCAAGTCTAACTCCTAACGGAATGATTGTTCTTCACGATTGTAATCCACTCGAGAAGGATCACCAGGAAGTTCCTGCTGTAACAACTTATTGGGTAGGAACAGTTTGGAAAGCTTTCACTAGGTTCCTCACTCAGCTCCCACCTGACATCGAAATGTTTGTCGTGGATATTGACACTGGAATTGGAATAATGAAAGCGACAGGGAAGGGGACGCGATTAGATCCAATTCCTGAGCAGGAATTAACGTTCGAAAATCTCGAACTTAACCGCGCGAGTTGGTTAAACCTTAAAACGTTTGATGAGTTTCTCGCTTGGGTGAAAGCTCAAGTCCCAACTCCCACGCCAAAGAAATCAACTAAGGCTGTAACTGAGTCTGAAACTCAATCTATGAAGCTTGATCAAAAAGAAGCTAATGCGCAAACATTGATTGAGCCAGAGGTTGAAACTGACAAATTATCAAAAAGTAAAGGAGGAATAAACTAAATGCGTAATAAGATTTTCACATTCTTGGCCGTACTTGGTCTCGTGTTGACCATTGGTGTAGGCTGCGCGAACTTTAAGAGCAAAATTTGTGGTAATGGTCCTGATGTAGCAATCAGCCTTCAAAACACAGTGAATACTCTTAAAGCGACCGCAGATGAGCTCAACGCGATTCTTCAGAAGGGCTACGACGCTCAGATCGCTCTTGCTTACTCTATTGCTAAGACCGCACTAACCGCCGCACAAGCACTTCTTGCACAGAATTGTCCCGATCCAAAAGATGTTGAAGCCGTTGCGACTACAACCACTGAAGAAGTACAGCCTAAAGCTTCAGCTGCTAAAATGCGCGCTGTTAAGCTCGGCCTAATTAAGTAACTACCTTATAACTCGAGGGGAGGAAAGCCTCCCCTCATCTCCTAACCCATGAATCTACCAGCTTTAATAACCGGTGACTTACACGTCGACTCTCGAAATCTTGACGTATTTAATGAGTGGTGTAAGTTCGTGAACTCCTTTAAGGAGTTTGAAACCCTTATAATCATTGGAGATTTATTCCACTCACCTGAATCGATCAAGTGGGATTGTCTTCTATCGGTGTTCGACTTCTTCGATAAGTTCGATCGCGAAGTCATTCTATTGTCAGGTAATCATGATCAAGTCTTTTACCGTGATGTTAGATCAACGATTAGTGTATTTAAGAGATATGCTTCAGTAATTGAAAAGCCTTGTAAGGTTGGTTTAACTTATTGGATTCCATCACGACCTGAAGAAGAGTTCATTAAACTCGTATCTGAGTATGCTCCAGAAAGAAAAGATGGAACTGTTTTATTTATGCATCAAATGATTCATGAGTTACGGCTTAATAATAAAGTTCCAGTTTCTTCTTCTATTAAGACTGAACACTTGGAACCATATGAATGGGTATTCAATGGACATTTACATAAACCGCAAGTAGTACCTCCTATTGTTAATGTTGGTACTCCATGGCAACATTCATTTGCTGAAGCTGGACAACAAAAGTTTATGTGGCTTTATGATGGTAAGGAAGCGAAGGCAATAGTATCGCCAATAAGAGAAAGGTTTATTGAGGGTACTATTGAAGAATTACTCGAAGCAGATTTAAAAGATAAAAATGTTAAAGTATACTTGAAACAACAAGACAATTTAGATATAATAGTAAAAGCATTACAAGAAAAAGGTGCAAAGAGTTGGGTTTTGAAACCGATTGAAATGAGGATAAGTAGGGTAGACGCTTCAGAGGTGCACGCTTCACTTCAATCGTATATCATTAATTATTCAAGAGTTCAAAATCTAGATCCTGATGTTGAGGCGTTAGGTGCTCACTTCTTGGCGGGGCAATGAAATCAATTCGTGATATCGATATAACAACCAAAGAAGGAAAGCTATTAATTATAACACTTTGTACTTGTCTGGGTTATATAAGCAAAACCCTCAATGAAGTTCTTGTCGAGATGGTTGAACTCGCGAAGCTGGCTTTCAAAGATGAAAATTAAGTTCCTCTATGTAAGCGCTCAATACTTCCGCTCGTTTAAATCCTTTCATTTAGATTTACAAGCCGGAGGTATATCATTAGTACAAGGTGAGTTACTCGGAGACTTAGAGTCTGTTGAATCAAACGGTTCTGGTAAGTCATCCTTATTCTCAGCGATCTCATGGGCGTTATATGGGAGGCTCCCGCACATTAGTGGTAAAGATGTTACTGGAGATGACGTAATTTCTTGGGGCACCAATAAAGGATGTTACGTTAAAGTAGCATTTAAAATTGGTGATGATACTTATGAAGTTATAAGATTCCGTCAAGATCCAACTTATGGTAATAAAGTTCGAATTTGGCTTGGTGAAGATGAAAAGACTTTAGCATCGAATCCTCAAACTCAAAAACTAA